TTATCAAGAGCACCAGAAAGAAGAATTTTTTATATTGATGTAGGTAATCTACCAAAAGTTAAGGCAGAACAATACCTCAGAGACGTAATGATGAGGTATAGAAACAAGTTAGTATATAATGCTGACACTGGTGAGATTAAAGATGATAAGAAATACATGTCTATGTTGGAAGATTTCTGGCTTCCACGTAGAGAAGGTGGTAGAGGAACAGAAATTACTACACTTCCAGGTGGACAAAACTTAGGGGAAATAACAGATATCAAGTATTTCCAAGAGAAACTTTATAAATCACTTAACGTTCCTCCTACTAGAATAGGTGGAGATGGTGGTTTTAATTTAGGAAGATCATCTGAAATACTAAGAGATGAAGTTAAGTTTAGTAAGTTTGTAGGTAGATTAAGAAAAAGATTTGCTAATCTATTCAATGATATTCTTAAGACTCAATTACTTCTTAAGAATGT